CAGGCCACCCACCTCGCCTCCCCGCAGGCGACCCGGCTACCGCCACCAAGAACCAGGGTCCCCCGAAGACCCTGGAAGAGGCCCGTGCCCGTGCAGAAGAGCGCTTCCGAGCCACGTACGGCAACTAATAGCAGCCCTGCATAGCACGACGAAAGGCCGCCCTACGGGGCGGTCTTTCTGTTTGTGCTACGATAGACGTCATAGGCGCAGCGGCTGGCCCAACGCTCCTAGTGCAGCAGACGGGACTGGATCCTTGAAGCTCCCCAACCCAAACCAAACCTACGCCCTACGAGGGCAGAAAGAGGAAAGACCATCATGGCTCTTGACTTTTCCGCAGCCTCGGCTGCACTCAAGGAAGATTACCAGCCCGCTATTCGTGAACAGCTGAACCAGAACATCATGCTTCTGGCGCAGGTGGAGACGAACACTGCGGACGTTGAAGGTGAAGAGGCGGTCCTGTCGCTTCACACCGGACGTAACTCGGGCGTTGGCGCTCGCGCCGAGTCCGGCACTCTCCCCACCGCTGGTCAGCAGGCTTACACCAAGGCTCGCATCCCGGTGAAGTTCAACTACGGTCGCATTCAGGTGACCGGCCCGATCATCGAAGGCATGAAGTCGGACCGCGGTTCGTTCACCCGTGCCATCGACTCGGAGTCGAAGGGGATCGTTGCCGACCTCAAGCGTGACGTCAACCGTCAGTGCTACACCCCGTCGACCGGCATCATCGGTACCGCTGTTACCGTCGTGACCGGCGCTTCGGGCACCATCGTGTTCGGCACCGAGGCTGAGGCCCGTCGTCTTGAGGTCGGCATGCTTGTCGACATCTACGACGGCGACTACGCTTCGGACGACACCGGCGTTGAGGTTACCGGCGTGAACGTCAGCACCAAGACTGTCACCTTCGACAACCTTGATGCTGCGGTCGACGCTGGCGACTGGATCGTGCGTGCGGGTGTTGTTCCGGTTGCCATCAGCTCAAAGGCTACCGAGGACTCCGCCAACGAGATCCACGGTCTGGAAGACATCATCAACGATGGCTCCAGCACCGCCGGTCACTCGGGCGGCATTGCCAGCCCGTGGCTCCACGGCATCGATGGCAGCTCGACCACGATCTGGTCTTCGTATCAGAACGCCGTCGGCGCTGCTCCGACCGACTCGGTCTTTGAGGAAGCGATGGACGAGGTTTACCTCGACAGCGGTCAAGACGTTGACCTCATCGTCACCTCTCACAAGGCCAGCCGGGCGTTCGCTGCGACGCAGAAGTCGCAGAAGCGTTACATGAACAACCTGGATCTCCAGGGCGGCTTCAAGGCGCTTAGCGTCCAGACCGGCCGTGGCGAGGTTGCGCTCTACCCCGAGCGTGACTGCCTTGACGACGTGGCGTTCCTGCTCAGCACCGAGAACGTCATTCAGTGGGTCATGAGCGACTGGTCGTTCATGGACCGTGACGGTTCGGTGCTCAGCCGTGTGGCGAACACCGATGCCTACGAGGCCACGCTGTACAAGTACCACGAGCTTGGTACCGACAAGCGTAACGCCCACGGCAAGCTGACCGGCCTGACCGTCTGATCCTGATTCGTGGCGGGGGCTTCGGCCCCCGCCCGGGTCCCGACCCCGAAAGGAGGGCCGCATGGCTCTCACAATCACCAAGTCAGCAGCAGGCGTTATGGGCGACAAGCGGTACTTCATCGGTACCGTGGCGTTCGACTCCTCGTACCCCACGGGTGGTGAGGCTATTGCGGTCTCCGACCTTGAAGGGTTCGAGGTCCAGATTGACGCACTAATCATCAACGCTCAGTCGTCGCTCGTGCCGACGAAGGTTGTCTCGTACGACCCGTCGACCAGCAAGCTGGTTATCAACGTCGAAGACGGCACCTCGGGCATCAGCGCTGAAGCGGCTAACGCTTCGGACCAGTCCGGCGTTGTCGACGTGCAGTTCCTCGCTTTCGGCGAGTGATCTGACAGCTACCTGTCACTAAGAAGGCCCGGGCTTCGGCCCGGGCCTTCTGCCGTTGTGGTAGCATGAACGCCATGCCCCTGAAGCCTGTATTTGACCCCCGCCAGCAGATCGCTGACCGTCTCATCCGGCCGTTGCGTGAAGGCAAACCGGAGCTGGGATGGCAGGGTGATCCGTCGCTGGTTCTCGTGTTTGAGCGCATCTCGAACCGGTGGGAGTTGTGGCGGCACGAGCCGCTGCAAGGCGAACCGGATCGTCACATTATGGTCGCTAAGGGCCCGGTGGGGCAGGACTTGAACGAGGATGCGGTCAACTTGTTGATTATGCGGCTGCGGGATGCGGACACGCACCGGGGCGGTAACAGTGCCGAGTCGATCGTTGAGAACGCTATTGCGCACAACGACCGGTTGACGAAGAACGCTAACGCTAAGGCAGCGGACGCCATTGCTGAGCCTTTGGCTAAGTTCTATCACGAGGCAGGCAAGGCTCTAGGCGTTACGCAGACTACGTTCGGGTTCTAGGTGCTAGACTCGTAGCATGGCTACGCAGCTCTCCGAAATCCGCACCGAGATCCTTGAAACGGCCGGGCTGGCGTCCGACGACTCCCGCTTCCCGGACGCTACTATGAACCGCATCGTCAACCGGGCGCTGCGGGCAATCAACGCTGAACGTGATTGGCCGTGGAACCAGCGGCAAACGAACCTAACGACCACCGCTAACGTCCAGTACACCAACTTTCCTACCCAGCTGTCTAAGGTGCTGCGGCTGGAAATCGAAGGCCGTAACTTGCAGCAGGTGACCCCGCAGGAAGGCGGCACCTACTCGCAGTTGACCGGCGAGCCGCACGTTTACTGGGTTGAGCACGACAAGATCCACTGGGGCCCGGTCCCCGACGGTGCGTACACGGTGTACTGCGCCTACCACGGCTACGAAGACGCCCTGTCTGCCGACGGCGACACCCCGAACCTTCCCGACCGGTACATTGACTGGCTTGTTCAGACCGCTCTGGTCCAAATTTCTCAACGTATCCGAGACACCGACCTGTACTCGATGGCTGACCGTGAACGTCGTGCCTGGTCCCGTAAAGCCGCCGACGACGCCCGCAGGTCCGCTGCATCATCAAAGGTGAAGTCACGAGACGATTGGTGGATCTGACATGAAACGCTCCGTGCGCACGTACTCGGAGTGGCGTCAGGGTTCATCGGCTTCGGCCGATCCAGGCAGCTCCGAATACAACAGCGAGAACGCTCAGGTTTACGAGAACGGCAGTCTTGGGCCTCGACCGGGTTGGAAAGCTATTTCTGACTCGGCGGGGACCCGTGTCTTTGACCCGGCAACCGACTCGCTGCTGGGCCTGAGCTGGTATCAAGAAACGGACGCCGCCGAATATCTGGCGGTCGTGTTCGACGATGCCGGTACCGCCAAGTTTGACACGCTGCCGTTAGCGTCCCCGACGTGGGCTGCCGGTCAAACCCTGACCGACCTGGCAACCGGCGCAGACAACCTGTACCCGCCAAACTACGACGACACCGCCAAGGTTCTGACCTCGTTCGACGGGTCGATCCTGTCCGCCCTCGGCCCTCATCTGCTGTTCGCCACGGCCAGCTCGATCGGCACCGTCGCAGCGATCACTACCGCCGACGGTGACGCCCGATCGGTGACCGTCAACCGAGAACGAGCCTACTACTGGGGCATCAACGCCCGCCCCGGACGTATCTACTACTCCAACGCCGCCGACTTCTCGACGGTAGAAGCAACGTCGTCGTTTGACACGAACGCCGACGTTGACTCCTATGCCGGTGCTCCGACGGGTGCGTGGTCCGTAAAGAACGCTCTGCTGATCGCCTGCAAAGACAACCGGTGGCTTGTCCTGACCGGCGCCTCGCCCGATACCGGCTCGCTCAAAGAGCTAGGGCAAGACGTTGCCCCTATCCACGGCACCGCTACGATCGTAGACAACCAGCTGTGGTTCCTGTCCCCGACGGGCCACGGTCTCGTGGTCGCCACCCCAAGCTTTGTTGAGTCAGAAACGCTGCGGCATATGTCGCCGTTGGCGTACCCGGGATCGAGTCTTGCCCGCCCGAACAACTCGTTCATGCCGCAGTCGGCGGTGGGTGACGACATCAACGGCAACCTGATGCTGCCGGGCCGGTTGACTGGAGATAACGACGAGATCGTTGCGGTCGAGCGAGTCAACGAAGTGTTCAACCTGTCTCGCTGGGACACCGACACTGCCCCGCAAGACATCGTGTTCTCGGGCGGGCGACCCAACGAAATGTACGCTGCTGCGGACCTTGGCACGTCGTGGGCGTTCTACAGCCGAGATCACACCCTGAACCGTCCAGCTAACTCCGGCGACAGCAAGTCGGTGTCGTTGGCAAACGAAGCCAACACTGCTTCCGGCACGGACGTGGTCGTTGATCTCGGTGAGGTGTCTGCCCCGGGCGGCAAAATCGTTCGACCGATCAAGGTCGTGCTCGACATCGACTACTGGAAGGGCGGCAACTACTCTGCACCGGAGTTGGCTGTAGACGCAACGGTGCTTGGCACGGAATCCACCACCCCGGAGGATTCGATTGTTCAGCAAACGGTCACGACGACCGGTTGGGCTGACACGTCCGGCGACTCCCCGTACAAACGTCGAGTTCCCGTGGCGTTGCCAAACACACAGTTCGGCACCAAGTTCCGGATCCGGCTCACGTACGACAACATTGCCCTAGACAGTGTGCAGGTGTACTACGACGAGCAGGATGACCCCAGATGAGCGGGCGCACATTCACGTATCAGGGCAACTACGACGACTTCGTCCGCTACCTGCTTCCTGACGTTGAAATGTCAGATCGGCGTAAGTCGGTCGGCATTGGCGACAGCATGCTTCGTGAGGTCGAAGAGTTCTTGAACCGGTTCGTGGTGACCGCCGTCAACGACGCTGGTGACATCATCTTTGACGCCGCAGGTTCGTACACGTTCCAGGGCGACGTGATTATCGGTGGCGAGCTTCAGTCCAGCAACTGGGTTGATGACACGGTCGGGTGGCAGTTGCGGTCCGACGGCACGTTCGAGTTCAACAGTTCCGGCGATGTCCGGGGCGATTTGGGCGTGCACGGCGACATGACGATGTTTACCGGCGGCGCTATGAAGACGAACGCTTCTGGTTTGCGTGCGGAGATTTCGGAAGCTACGACCTCGACGTCGATCGTTGGTGGTTCTGCGGACTTTGCCGGTGTTGACTTGTTTACGGGTGACGCTGGGGAGCTAGAGCCCGGCTTGTTGGGCGTGTCGAACAGTGCTGCCGGGTACTCTACGGTGGTGCTTGCTGGTGCTGATCTGGCTGGCGCTGCTCAGCGGTCTTACGTGTACTTTAGTTCTACTACTGCTGGTAATACTGAGACTCGGTTGAGCGATCCGTCCCGGACGTATTTGACGGCCGGTAGTTCTTCGGTTGACATCAACCAGACCGGCATAAACGTCAATGTTGCTGACGGAGATTTGGACCTCGCTGTAAAGAACCTTCCTTCCGGCAGTTATCAGGACAAGATCAACTTGGCGGAGGATCTGTTCAAGGTCACGTTGAGCAATGCTGAGCGGATGCGGTTGGACACTACTGGGCTTGGTATCGGCACGAACGCTCCCGCTGTTCCTTTGCATGTTGCTAGTTCCGACCCGGAAATGCTTCGGCTGCAACTAAACGACACGTCGGTTGCTGGCGGCTACATCGGGTTCCATCACAACAGCGGACGCATCGGGTACATCGGGTTTCCCGACAACGATGATCTTCACATCAAGAATGAAGACTCGGATGGCCTGATCTACTTCAGCACGAACAACACGACTCGGATGGCGATCGAAGCTGGCGGTCAGGTCGGTATCGGCACGTCCACACCGAGCTCCCAGCTGCACGTCAACGCAGGCACCGTGAACAACGTAGCTTCGTTTGAGTCGACCGATGCCGGTGCGATCATCAGCGTCATGGACAACTCAACGACGGGCAGCGCCTACGTCGGCATCCGTGCCGACGGCAACGATCTTAGTCTTCGTGCGGGTAACTCTAACCGAGTAAGGATTGTCTCTAGCGGTCAAACAAGATTCACCGATGGCAGCATCTCAGATCTTGGAACTTCGTTCGCCAGCGACACCGACACGGGCACGTATCTACACTCCACAAATATGTTCGGCGTGGCTGCTGGAGGAAACCCAACGATCGTCGGCACCTCGACTGGCGTGGCAATCAACAACTCGACAGCCTCAACTTCGGGCACCCGATGCAACCTCGTTAGCGCTTCGGTCGGCGGCGTCTCCATGCTCGCCCTTCGGAAGCACACGTCGCTGCGCCAGCACAAGTCAGACATCGTGGATTTCAATCTGACCGACGAGCAGTTCATGGCGATCCAGCCTCGGTCGTTTATCTGGAACGGCCAATACATCGGACCGAACGGCGAGTTCGGAACGACGACCGGCGACGACGTCGACAACATCATTCCAGAAGGATCGCACCTCATGCGCCGTAGCGGGTTCATCGTGGAAGAACTTGCCGAGGTTGACCTGCATCTCGTCGGAGACGACGCCGTCGACTTTGATGGGGTCACTGCGGCCCTCGTAGCGCAAGTACAAAAGCTACAGCGCCGCATTGACAGTCTTGAGTCAGCTCATACGTGATAAGCTGTGCGCATGAATGAATCAGCCCCCTTGACCTTTACCGACGAACAACTAGTCGCCGCTCTTCGAGTGGGCCCAGAGTCACTTATGGCTCAGGTTTCGATTATCGCAATGCAAATGGAGCTGGCGCAGCGTCGAGCTGCCGACAACAACGAGGAAGACTGACCAATGGCCCAGATGGCGACCCGAGGTGACCTCGCCTCAGCACTGTTCAACGCACTCGGCATCGAACCCACATCCAGTGGGCGCTTTGGCGATGCCGGAGAGCTAGACGCCGCCACCTCGACCCTCGCTGATCTGGGCATCACGAACGGCATCGGCGGAGGCCAGTACGGCACCGCCCAACCCACGACCCGGGGGCAGGCGTTCACCATGATCGCCCGTGCCCTCGGGCTCGCTGACGCCAACACCACTATCCAGCAGGCGTCGCAGGCGCTCGTCAACGCTGGCATCGTGCAAGGCTACGGCGGCGACCCGAACAACCTCGGTATCAACGACCCGCTTCAGCTTGACCACCTCGGGCTGCTTGTCAACCGGCTGGAGCCCGAGTTGGAGCGGCCGTCCGGCGATATTGGCGGCGGCACGGTGGCCGACCGTATCGTTGACCAAGCCGACCAGGCCCGTGACGAGAACGTGGCCCGGCAGGACCCTGCGTACGCTGCGTACCTTCGGGGCGTGGGCATGCGGTCCGCTGAGATCGCTGACGAGATCGCTTTGCGTCAGGACCTGTTTGCTGAGGACGCACGTCGACGTTCGGATGCGTACGCTCGGGCGCAAGAGCAGGCCATGCAAGGCATCCAGACCGGGTTCGAGCAGCGTGGCTTGTTCCGTTCCGGCACTCGAATGCGGTCCGAAGCGGAGAAGCGTCAGCAGTTGGGGTACGAGCAGGAAGCGGCGCAGGCTGGGGCTCAGCGAGAGTACGAGTCTGCTATTCGTGCGCTAGAGCAGCAGCAGACTGCGCTTGACCGTGAAGCCGAGCAGGAGCGTATCGCTGCGGCAGCTCGGGGTATTGAGACGGAGATCGAAGAACCGTACAATGGCTGAACCTCGTAAACTTGACCCGGAGTTGTCAGAACCGGAGCGTCGTGATTTGGTGCGGCGGATCACTGAACGTGGATCTCGCGGGTATCAGGCAGAAGAAACGACGGTGCAGCCGAGCGTAGATTACGCTGCGGCAGCTGAGGCTGCGGTTAGGGCCGATCCGGTGGTGTTGCCGCCGTCCGCTCAGGAAGAGCTGGCAGGAATCACGGGTCAGGTAGCGGATGAGGCTCAGCGGTTTGCTGCGGCGCAGCGTGAGATCTTTGAGCGGGGTCGGCAGCGCGAGTTGGAGGCCGGTCAGCGGTATTTCGATCAGGGCGCTTTGGTGCGTGAAGCGACCGACTTTGCGTTGGCCCGGTATTCGGAACAGTTGGCGGAGGATGAACGGCGACGTCAGGAAGCTGCCCGACGGGCCGCCAGCGCCTTCCAGAGCTTCTCTCCCGCCCCCACAGGCGATTCTGGTACTAGGACACCTGGAGCGCTTGAGCTGGCGTCTCCGGAGCTTCAGGGGCCTCGTCGGATTGTTCGTCAGCCCGACCCGGATCTGGTCGACGACGCTTACGAGAACTTCTTTGCTCGCCTGCCTGAGGACCAGATCGACGACGCTAACCTGTTGACGCAGGCGTACGACGGGATCTTTGACGAGGGCATGACCGCCGCTCAGGCGTACTTTGCTCTTGGTAAGAGCGAGGCAGAAACTCGCAAGCTGCTTGCCGAAGGCATGGACGCTGCTGGCATGGCAACCTACGACGCTAACCGGATGGCAGGATACATCGTCACGGCGTACGCCCCGTTGTGGGAAGGCGACTTCTCAGACAACCCGCTTGACCCGTTCCGGTTTGATCCCGCAGGGATTGAAGAACGGACCCGGGTTCCCGACGGCTACATCGCACCAAACACGCCCCGCCCGAGCACGTACCTGACGAGTGTGTTGAGGTCAGAACCGGCTGGCGGCCGGGACTACACCGCACCGGTGACCGGCCAGGCGGCGAGCACTCAACGACCTGCGACGTACTCTACGACCCCACGCCGGAACCCAGCCACACGGCCCACGACACGGGCACGGCCCGACATGGCGGGAGCACCGTATGCAAGTGCCGCCTTTGAGGACACGGCATACGGGGAACTCCTAGCGAAATACGGCATCGGCTAAACTAGCTCTATGAGTATCCTTGAACAGTTCGAGGAAGACGGTCAGCCGACGGGCACGATCCCGTCAGCCCCTACCCCCGGCCCCGTAGTAACGACAGCCCCGGCAGCTCCGAGGTCTGCCCGGGACCGGATCGTTCAGGGCGCACAGAACGCCGTCGCCAAAGCAAACCAAGACGCCGCCGACGCCCAGTTCGCTATTGACACGGACGTTGAAGAAGGTGTCGACCCGGCACAAGTCAACCAGCTGCTGTCCGGTCTGGGGCGACTCAACTACGTCGCAACGCAAGACGAAGGCGACGAAGACCTACAGAACTTTGTTGCCTACAAGCTCAAAGCACTCGTTGACCAGGGGCTTGCCCCGGAGGAATCTCTTCGCCAGTACGGGCTGGCCGAGGTTGATCTTCCTGACGACCCTAACTTCTTTCAGAAAGCCGTCGGGGCAGCCATCGAAACTCCAGTGCTGGGCGACGTCCTTGAATACATCACGGACGTGTCCGAGGGCTTCACGACGGCGTGGGCTTTGGCGATGGCCGACGACCAGAACCGGCATTGGGAAATGTTGGACGCTATCGGCACGGGCCTTGCTGGTAACGACCAGAAGCAGGAATACCTGGATCTCGTAGATAAAGACGGCGACGGTGTCGTCAACTTCCGAGAGATGCTCGGACTTGACCCGAACGCCGGTGAACGAGACGACGCTGACAGTTTCCTTGAGAAGGCATTCAACTACGGTATCGGTGCCGCAGACACGCTCGGGCTCGTCGGCACCGACCCCACCTCTTACGTCACGTTCGGTGTCGGCACCGTTAGCAAAGCCCGCCTCGGCATGCGTGCTCTCGAAGAGGTAGGCGGGGAAGCTATGGTGGCTGCCGTCCGGCGTGGCGGCATTCAGGTGCTCGACGAGGTGCAGCAGCAGGCCGTTCAGCGCAGGCTAGTTGAGATCATTTCGGAGAGTGCCGACACGGTGCGCCGCCGCCCTAACGAGGTTGCTCGGGGTATCGCTGCTGGGTCTCAAGAAATGATCGAGCACCGTGCCGTGCAGCAGATGGTCCAGATGATGCGTTACCAGAACGCTATCGCCCGAGGCGGCCGTGCCGTCCGATACGGGATGCCGGGCCGTCGCCAGTTCGGAGATCTCGTACCTGACCTTCCCCGAGTGCGGTCGTTGTACGACGTCGAACCTCGGTTCACTGGAGCTAGGGTCCGTCGTGGAGTGACGGATCTTCCTGCCGTGCAGCGGGTCGCTCGTGGCCTTGACTTTATCAAGCCCCGTGCCGCTCTGAAGCGTGCGTTCGGCGGCCGCATCGAGCGAATCATTGACGACGTGCGTGTGCAGGCAGGCAGCCTGCCCGATCATTTGCTTGACGACATGAACCGGCGGGCCGTTGGTGCCCAGCAGCGGGCCGTGCGTGAGATGAACGACAGTCTCGCTGCGAAGGTTCCCGGCATGCGCCGGGTGGGTGCGGCCGACACGTTGGAAGACTTGAACGCTTTCGTGCGTGAAGCGTTGGAGGGCGGACGTGCGCCCGGCGGTGTGGGCCCGCAGCTTGACGCTGCCCAGCAGGTCGCCAAGGTCGTTGATGACCTAAACCGCCGAGGCTTGCCTCGTGCCGCCGAGTACGTCGAGACGATGGCTGCGATTCGTCAAACGGTCGAGGACGCAGCCCGGCGTGCTGGTCTTCCTGAAGAGTACCTGAACCTGCGCTACATGCCTCGCACCCTGACGCGTGAGGGAGAACAGCTTGTTCGTCAGAACCGAGCGCTAGCCGAAGAGATAGGTATTTCTCCTGATGCCGTGGCGCAGCGAGAGTTCTCTTTCCAACGTCCTCGTGATCCTCGTCTTGCAGAGATGACGATTGAGGAAGCCAACGAGACACTCAAGAAGCAGTTTGGACTTCCCGACGGCGTCAAGCTGTTCGAGGACGACCCGCTTACTGCGTTCGCTGTTCGTGGCAAGTCGGCGTTCCAGGCCGCTACCACGGTGGACCTGCTCAACGGGTTGACTAAAGAAACGCTCGACGGGTTCCCGCTGGCGGTGTGGGACGACTCCCTTGAAACGGCAGCGGAGCAGGCGTCTCGAAAGGCACAAGCTGAAGCTCGCAAGCAGGCTGAGAAGGCTGCTCGTGCAGCGCTCCCGAAGGGCAAGTCGAAGAAGGCGTTGCAGGCTCGTGAGGCGTTTGAGAAGTCTCTGAAAGATCAGAAGAAAGCAGCGAAGAAAGCGGAGGAGCAGCTAGCGCGTTCCCGTGGCCGGATGACTAAACAAGCTCTTGAGCGTAAATACACGAGGGTAGACACCCCGAACGGCGCCATTTACGTGCCCGAGGAAGTCGCTACAGAGCTGCGCCAAGTCCGTGACTTGATCGTCAACGATGCTGACCTTCGTGGCCTGAACGACTTCTTCCAGAGCTGGACCCGTACCTGGGGCGGCTGGGCCACCTCACCACTCATCGACGGCATCGGCTTCCACTCCCGTAACGCTACCGGCAACATGATGCTGAACGCCATCAAGGGCATCGTGAACCCGGCCACCTACGCCCGGGCCGGTGGTATTCAACGCAAGATGTACCGTGCCCGGACAGCGATGAAGAGAGAGAACCTGTCCTTCGAGGATGCGATGGACCGGGTAAAGATGAGCAACAGGCAGAAAGCGTTTGCTCGACAGGCCCGCCAGTACGACATCATGGGCGCTGGCTTCTTTGACGACCTCGCTCTTGACAGCAGGCAGTCAAGGCTGTGGGATGTGTTGGGCGAGAACAAGTTCATCTCGACGGGTCGTGCGATGGGTTCGGCCATCGAGCACAACGCCCGCATGGCCCACTACATCCACATGATCGACGAGGGCCTCGCCCCGGCGGACGCTGCCCGCTCCGTCCGACAATCCCTGTTTGACTACTCGGACTTGACAGCGGTCGAGCGCCGCATCCGGTACCTGTCCCGGTTCTACACGTTCATGCGTAAGAACACCGGGTACCAGCTGTGGGCTCTTACCCGATACCCGGGTCGTGTGGCTCAGCTCGAATCACGAGTGGAGAGCGGTCTAGACCTCGAAGGCGTTCTTGGGTTGGAGATGGCCGGGTATGCCGGTGAGCGTGGGGACACGTTCTTGGACCCGTTCGGATTGAAGGGCGCTACCGCTCAGATTGACACGCCGTTTAGCGCCGCCACGGAGACGGTGCGTCCGTTGCTGCTGCTCGGGGCCGAGCTTACGGGTGCAGAAGATGTGCCCGATGAAGAACTCTTCCGTTCGTTCATGGACCTCACCTCCGGTGGTCCTCGTGCCCTGGCTGACTTGGCCTACGAGAAGATCACCGGCGTTGACCCGTTCACTGGCGCTCCTGCCAAGGGAGGCGCCGAGCAGACCTGGATGGCGCTTGCGGACGCTGTAATCGGCCCGGCGTGGTCGTCCATTGACCGTGCCGTGCAGCGAGCTACCCGTGGCGAAGGTCTCGGACCGATCGGTAACGAACCGTCTCGGACCGCAACTATTGGTGAGCCCGGCGGCGGGCTGGATCTGTTCGGCCTGGTAGAGGTCCCCGAGGTCGTCATCTTGTCGAACATCCTCGGCCTCAACGTCGCCCCCTACGGCGACGAGAACGTCATCTCAAATATGTATGCGATGATCGAGCAGACCGACAATCTGCTGAAAGACATCGAGGGTGCACCCACCATCGAGCAGCTACGCCGCAACGGCATCCTGCCGCCAGCTCCCAGGTCCCCGTCTCGTGCCGAGTCTGTCAGCCTTCAGGAACAGATTGCAGAAGACCAGGCCGCCGGGCTGGACACGACCCTGCTGGAGGAACGCTACCAGCAGGCGCTGCTCGACGAGCAGGAGCGGGGCACGATCATTGACGAGGAGACCGGCGAGTACACGACCCGCCTCGGCCGTCTTTCTGACTACTCGCTGTCAGCCGCTTTGTACGTGCTCGACGACGACGGCAACCCGAGCCTCGACGAAGACGGCAACCCGAAGCCATCGCAGGGCAAGCTCGCCAAGGTGCTGTACTCGATCGACAACCCGGGCGATGCGTTCCTCGACGACGACGGCACACCGTTCGACGAATACGACATCCCGGTTCGCTGGTACAACGCTTCACAAACAGAAGTGCTGGAGTGGGCCAAGCAGGTCGGCGCTCCGCTGTCCGAGCGGGGCAACGTCATTCTGGCGACGCAGAACGCCTGGAACCAGACGTTCCCGGACAACCCGTACTACGGCGAGACGAATGTGATCGACCGTGTCCTCGGCGGGCTCGTCCCGATCCAGGGCATCTACACGTTCGTTGACGATCAGGGTCAGACGCAGGAAGTGCGGGGCCCGGTATCTGCCGCCGAGATCCTCGGCACGACGCCGCAGGTCCCGTCAGGACCGTCCGCACTGTCCGACGGTGACTCGCCCAGCTCCATCATGGGGATCCTCGGCGGGTAACGCAGAAGAGCCGGGCCCGTGGCCCGGCTCTCCGCAGATACTGCACCTCCTCTCGGAGGCTACTGGCAGCTATCGCAGACGTCTGGGTTCTCGACCCCGCACACAATGAGCTCGTCGTCATCGACGTCCATCACGAAGTCAAACTCGCCACGGTACTCCGCCAGCGCCTCGGTCTCGTTGGTTTCCGTCGGAGCCATCAGTCAAACGCCCCCGCCGTGTTGGGAGGGCCGACCCGCTTCGAGGCGAGGGAGGTAAGGAGGCTGAGCACAGCGCCACCGAGGCCGTACAGCCACGGTTCGGGATCGAGGAAGAAAGTCAAACTGACTTCTGCTTCCAGCACGTTCTCGGCACCGACACGTAGGATCACGGCTTGTGCGAAGGTCTTGACTGCCCGCTCTGCGGCGTCTACGCCCCAGGTGGACCAGCGTTTCAGGTAGAGGTTCATACCCCTCAGCCTATCAGAAGTACCGGCTGCCTAGATCCATCGGCACTGCGTGTGCTTCTGCCCCTTCGAGCACCACACCGCACCCGACGATCGGCTTAGCGGAGTACACGATGCCGTAGGCCATCGCCGCCGAGTGGGCGTCCACGCCGCACCCGGTCTGGAGACCAAAGACCCGAATGTTCGAGTTGGCGTGGTACCAGGCACCCAGCTGGGAATGGTGGTGGCCCTGAACAACGGATCGGAACTCGGCCATAGCGTTCTTGAACGCCGCCTGCTGCCCGCCCTTGGCTTTGTCGCCGTGCCGGTAGATGACACCGTCGATCTCTAGGTCGTCGTAGCGGGGACGCCATTCCCAGCCCGGCGTGTCCCACATGGCGGCCGGGTCCTTGAGCAGTTCGGGAAAGATGCCGACCTCTTCGGCCCGCCGCCACGGCAACGCACCGTGGTTGCCGAGGGTGACTTGAGCTACCGGGAAAGCATCCACCAGATGTCGCAGCTGTTCCTTTGCTGCATGATATTCTTCTTCTGGAGTTTGCGGGGTGAGCGGCGTGCGATGGTAGCTGATAGCCGCCCAGTCCACCACGTCTCCAATGTGGACCACTCGGTCACAATCGTATCTTTCGTAGGTTTCTTGCAGGAACTCGACGTAGCCGTCGAGCATCACCGGGCAGTGGGTGTCACCGATGATGAGCACCCGGTTCTTGCCGGTGGGGTTGTCCGCCTTCGAGAGGCGGTGTCGGAATGTCGAGTAGGCCATGCCTGCCTGTTCGGCGGCGGCCTTGATTGTGCCCAGCTCATGGACGAGCTGAGCGCATTCGTTGGGGGTCATGTCACTCATTGACGCTCCGTTGTCAGAAGACGATGTCTTCGAGTTTGGTAATCCGTCGATCGTGGTCTTCTAGGGTGGTGTCTTGCCGGGCGGAACGCTCGGCCACGTCTTCTCGTAGGACGTACAGATCATCGTGAAGCGTGTCGTGCTTGTTCGACAGTCCCCGCATCCACGCCATCGCTCCGACCAGGAACGGAGTTAGGGTGCCGATGATAGCGAACAGCAACTCGGTGTTGGTCATGTCTTCAGTCGCTCTCTAAGCTCCTGAAGCACCTGCTCCACGATGTTGGGAAGTTCTCGACGGACAGCGTCACGCACCTGCTGCGGTGTGACCTGCCCGGGGTCGCCCTTGTCGCCCTTGTCGCCCTTCGGGCCCCGAGGCCCTCGGGTAGCGGCTGCTGGTGCTGGCGCCGGTGCCGGTGCTGGGGCACTCAACTCCAGCTTGATAGCTTCCAGCTCTACCCGGCCCGAGTCTCCCGGGCAGGCAGTAGCGGACCGGTCCGAGTGTCCACGCACCTTCGACGGGTCGCCGCCGGTAGCCCACCGAGCGACCCGCATCAGCGACTCGTGCTGCGCTGGGGTGATGGCCGGGCTGTTGCCGGGGATGTGCACGGTGAGCGCCTTGGACGCCTTCGAGGTCGACGCACGGCGGAGATCTCGACCTTCCCAGATCTCGCCGTCAGCGAACACGAACGTCTGGTAGAAGATGTCTGACCAGCGCTTCGTCTTCTCGTGGTAGCGTTCGATGCCGAGCAGCCACTTCTGCTTGTCCTCGAAGGACAGGCTGCGAGGCCCAGCCCCTCCGGTGTGGTGAAGCTCGAACTCGGTGATGTCGGACACGCCACGAGTGAGCCTAGCTTTAGGCTCGCTCTTGTCCCATCCCCGACGCTTCACGTCGAGCAGGCCGTAGTATTCCTCAAGTCGTCCCATTGCGCTATTCTACCCCATCTGGGAACACGGCCTCGACCGGCATGACCCATACTTTCTTGGCTTTGTCACCCAACGGCGGGGTGCGGCGAGTGTAGTAGGCGCCGTACTCGGCCTGTAGCTGATCGGTGATCGTCTTTGCGTTGTTGCCGGGCAGCACTGCGATCTGTCCCCGGCGCACGTCCGACACGAACCCTTGCGCCTGCACGATCAACTCGTCGCCCTCGACCCACACGTTCTGGCTAGCGAACCGGTCGCCCAACGCCCACCCCAACGCTTCGAGGGTGGGGTTCGAGGATGTGACCTCGACGGTGGTGTCGACGATGCCGGACCAGTCAGGGTCGCTGAGCGGCGATTGACCTTTGAGTGTCAGGAAGTCGTTGAGGAGACGCCAGCCGAGATCAAGCACACCGATGTTGTAGCGGACACGGTCCGGTAGGCTGCTGGGCCCGCCGGGACGCACCTGAAGCGTGCCGTATTCCTGCACGGTCTTGACGACGTACGTCAGGTAGTCGTGGGCGATGGTGCCGTCGTCGGTGTCGTGAATGAAGTCGAGGGCCCGGCGGTGCCGTGGATCTCGAGTTTCTGGGCGGATGATGCGCACGAGGATCATGCGTTCGGCGTGCGACGTTTCGCTGATCGACTGTTCACCGGCGATCACGATCGGGGCGTCCGTGCGGACGTTCTGCGCCACGTTCCAGTTGTCTCCGCCGGACGACTTGCTCGACTCGATGCCGTTGTAGGCGTCTCGTGCCAGCTGTTCGAGGCGGATCATCGCTTCGGAGCGGGCACCGGGCCGGTACTCGTCGAACACTACCGGGAAGGCGTTGGTGCTGCCGATGAACGCTTCGACCGCCCAAGGGGTCGACGACGACAGGGTCTTGAAGATGTGTGACCCAGTCAGCACGGGGATGATGGCCTGGACGGTCGTCGTCTTGCCGCTGCCCGAGGTTCCGGCCACGTTCAGGATCGGAAACTGGGGGAGGAGGGAGCGGAAGGGGGCCGCCGCCGCCCAGGCCAGGATGGGGTCGGTGATGGCGTGGTCGTTCATGGCTCGCATGGCTTGCACGATGCGGGCGTCGCCTACGCCTTCTGACACTTGGATGTCAAGGTCTACTCGGTTGCCGTGGGGCACGTACCGGACTTTGCTGTCACCGATGGAGCCGTTGGCCCACACGATGTGTCCCTCGTGCAGCCCGGCGATGTCGGCCGAGCCTTCCTGCGGGCAGAAGATCGACTCGGCCTTGAGATCGGAGGCGACGAGGGCGGCGTCAGTGTCGGAGCCTGCCCACATGAGCCCTCGGGCGTTGGCCCACCGGCGCAGCGACACCTTGGTGGCGAGGTCGTCAGCGAGCGCCAGATGTTCACGGCGGCCGTCGCTGACCTCGTAGGACAGGGCGCCCTCGGGGTTCTGCATGACTCGGGTGGGGCGCAGCACGAAGTCGGACAGCTGCTGCCCGGGGTTGCCGTCTCGGGTGGCACGGTGGTACCGGCCGTTGAGTTTCAGCAGGCCCGGCATGGCGGGCTCGTACGGGCGGGCGCCTCGAAGCAGGGCAGGGATGTCGACCACTGACGACAGGTCCTTGCCTTCGGGGACGGGCACGATCTCGACCTGATTGTCGAGCGCTAGTTCGGTGGCCCACACGATAGAGGCGTCCCGCCCGGCCGAATCACCGTCGAATGCGATCAGCACCCGTCGGCCGGTCAGGCGGGACGCCATCTTCTCGGGACGTGTACCGGCCCCCGACGGCAGTCCCAAGAACACGTAGTCCTTGGTGGAGTGGGTGCCTGACCACACATCCGGTTCTCCTTCACATAGTACCACAGGCACGTCGTCGTTCTCGTCGAGCCACTCGCCGTAGAACAACGTCCACCGGCCTCGGGTGCCTGCGGCCGACTGGAACTTCTCGCCGGGGCGCCGGTACTTGTACGCCACGAGTTGCCCGCTGGCGTCGAGGTACGGGGCCTTGATCTCGCCTCGGTGTGCGCTGACCCGGAACACGCTTTCGAGCCACTCGGCAGGGATGTCGGAGATGTTGTCTTCTCGCAGCCGCATCCAGTTCGACAGCATCTCGGTGTCGGCCTCAAGTTCCCACGTTGCCATCTCGGCACGGGCAGCTTCGACGTCGAACGATCCGGTCGTGCGTTCTGGCTCGGGCGCCACCCAGTCGTCGCTGCGGTACGCAACGTAGAGGGTGCGGGCCAGTTCAAGGCGTTCGGAGAACGTCTCACGGGCGGGGTCGATCATGCCGATCAGGTCGAGGATGTCGCCGCCTTCGGTGCGGGCCATGTCGCGCCACCGGTCAACGATGCCGTCGTCTTCCTCCGGGTAGCAGGCCAGGCTCGGGTTCGAGTCCCGACGCCACGGTGTCAGGTACAGCAGGTCCCGGCCCTTGGCGGTCTGCGGTGCGTGCCCGGCCTTGTGCAGCACGTACGTGACCGGCATGCGTGCCTTGATCTCGTCGATGCCTGCTAGCTCAGGGAAGTTCATACATGCTCCTCGTGTCCTCGTGGTGGACGTGCCGGGGATCGAACCCGGGTAACCCGCACCTGCACGTAGCCGGTGCAGCGAAGCCAACCTTCACGCCCATGTGCCCCCCGGGTTCCGGACCCTGCCCGGGGGGCGTCTGCTGTCGGCGGCGGCGAGAGGAGAGCAAACCTTGCCCGGACCGCCTAAGGGATCAGATGTCCCAGGGATCGCCGCCCTCGACGGCCGGTTCCGGGGCGGCCTCTGCGGCCGGTGCCGGGGCGGGGGTGGGCTTCGGCTGGGCCGAGCCCGGGTCGTCCTGACGCTTGCCGAGGTACAGGTTGGTCCACTTGCCGTCCTTCGACAGCTTGACCTCGAAGCTCCACTGCTGGCCGACGGCGGTCTGCACGGCGGCGGACGAGTCGGCGTTGAGCATGGCACCGGTGATGCCGAGCTTCTTCATGTCTCGGGCGGCGAACGCCTGAGCCTTCTCGCTGAACGTCAGGTTCAGCCAGATCGTGTCGCCGGACACGTCGTGGCCCTCGGCGGACACCGAGCCCTCGGCGGCCTTGAACAGGAACCCGGCCTTCGGGTCGCCCGCCTGGGACTCACCGAAGTTGGCGGACACGATCGACCCACGGTACTTGCCGGGGGTCAGGTCTTCGGACGGGCCGAAGCCTTCGTCCACTGCGCTGTCGAAGATCGACTCAAAGTCGAAGCTCATGATTGGTTGTCACTTTCGTCGGTGTTGAACAGTTCGGTCTGATTATCGTCGTGATATTGCGGGGACTTCAAGTCTTTCCGCAGATTCTTTGCGTCGTCCTTCGCCATGATGAACGACTGGCGCCCGACCCACCCGGGGGCGATCTGGAACTCGAAGGTGACAGCAACGAGAGCGTGGAGCTCCCCTTCGCTGCCGGTGGCGTCGAGGCCAGTAACTGCCCAGCCGTTCACGACGGCATTCGGCAGGTCCATAGTCTCGGTGCCCTCGGGCAGTTCGGTCTCGGTGATTGTATCAGAACCCATTGCGCATTCCGTTCAGTAGTTGGGTCAGGTTCCAGGTCAACTCGTCCGTCTCGTCGTCGATACGGATCGGGATGACCCCGTTGAAGGTACGGCGCAGCACCTTGGTGCGGTCGCCTGCGGTGATGCCCTGACGGGCATCGACCAACAGCTCCCTGTCTTGGGTGCCGTCGCTGTTCATCTGACCTACCCGAAGGTAGGCGAGGGTGTCCATCTGCCCGGCCAGCGACCGAGCCATTGACCCCTGAATGTCAGGAATGATCTTGTCATCCTTCGTGTTGCCGAGCGCCACGAGCACGACCACCTCCACCGGCGAACCGGGGGCCTTGGTCAGGTCACGGATCTCCCGCAGCACGGGGTCCATCTTGTCTAGCAGGGTGCCCCAGTCCTGGAGCTTCATGCCGGACGTGGTCACGGCACGTTTCGCCTGCTTCTGCAACTCGGTGATCGAGTCGAGGATGACCGACCGGAACGGGTGGGTGCCCTTCTGCAAGTAGCGGTTGACCCGCTCCAGCAGTTCCCAATCGGTGATGTGAACGACGACACTGACGTCGTCTTTCACGTCGGGTGGGGGCCCGGCGAGCGGATCCCACGCTACCGTTTCACTGGCAAGCCATTCGGTACCGCCCTCGGCATCCAGAATCAGGCGGGGCCCCGGGGCCGTCTCGGCCAGTGAGGTCTTGCCTGTCTTCGGTTCGCCAAACAGCAGCAATCGCCATCGCTTGTTGCTCATTCGGTTCCTTCCTGCCCCTTCGGGCGGTAGTGGATGTCGACGATCATTTCGGGATCGTCGCCATATTGGTGAGCGAGGCAGATGTCCTGCACTCGACACTTCCAGTCACACTCGGTGGTGACGTTGAACACGTAGTCCTCCACGTCGACGGAGGCGGTGACCTTGTCGACGATGCCGGTCAACACGGCACGTAGCTGCTGAGCGTGAGACTTGTAGGCGTCCTCGTTGAGAGGCACCCACGGGCGGGCGTAGTACGGGCCGGGCTTGGTGCGCTTCACCTTCCGCACCTGGGTGGTGCGGACACGATCGGCACGCCAGCCCTGCTCCTGACGCAGCATCATAGCGTACCGGCCCAACTGTTGGATGTGGCCGAGGCTCGAACCGAGCGGGCCGACCGTCTTCCAGTCGTCGATGATCTTGATGCCGTCGTCGGTCTCGATGAGTCGGTCGACACGGCCGTGGATGCGGACGGTCCAGCCGTTGACGTCCTTGACCGTGCCGGTGACGGGCACCTCGACCCCGATCGTGGTCTCCCCGACGTCAGCGCCGTCCTGAGCGATGTCGTCGATGTGCCCGTACACCATCACCTCGACCAGTTCACGAGCCTTCGCCACTTCCGGGTCGAGGGAATGGAACCCCTGCTCGGTGATGTAGGCGTCGGCCGCTAGGACCGGGTCAGCACCGAGGTAGTGAGCGCCGATCATCTCGTGGAACAGGGTGCCGGTGTCGACCGTGGCCCACGGCCGCTGCCTATTGGGATAATCAGGCTCGATACCCAGCACGTATTCGTAATAGAAACGGCGAGGGCAGTTGAGAAATGCCTGAATAGCTGACTGTCGAATGTCAATATGCTTCGACTCGTGGTCGATCTGTACTCGCAGGTTCGGGTCGGTCGTCACTTCTTGCCCTTCTTGTTCAGGCGCTGGCGCACCAGCCGCTGCCGGTTAGCCCACGCACGCTTCGACGCAGCGCACGGCTCGGTGCCCTCACGCTTGTGCCGCACGTAATCGTTGTGGATGTCTTCGGGACCGTAGTCCTCGCACGTCTTCGGCTCGCTCACGCCTTGGTCCTCATCAACTCCCGAGCCTTGTCCCGCAGGACCTGCTCGGCCATCTCGCCCTTGGACTGTAGGGCCTCAATCACGGCCTCGTCAACAGTATCCCGAGACACGAGGTCGATAATGTGCACCCGCTCGGCGTCCTGCCCGTTGCGGTACACCCGAGCCTCGGCCTGCAACGAGTCACCGTAGCTGTAGCCTCGCTGCATGAACACGGCCGTGTCCGCAGCGTACAAGTCGATGCCGGTGCCCCCGGCAGCGAGCGTAGCGAGCGCCACCCGAGCCTGCCCGGCCTGGAACTTCTGGATGTGCACGTCCCGCACACCTGGGTCGACAGCGCCCGTGATCTGGATCGACTCGATGCCCTTCGCCGTCAGCTTCCCGGCCAGTAGCTCGACCAGCTTACGAGACTGAGCGAACACGACGATCTGCCGGTCCTCGTCCATCTCGTCGAGGATCTCCAGCACGGCGTCGATCTTGTTCGACGGGGCATCGAGCGCCACCACCTCACCGTCCGGCGAGATCACCGGGGTAGCCGACGCAATCTGACTGAGCCGTGTCAACAACGCCAGCGGGTCGGTCGCAACGAGGATCCCGTCGTCGATGGCGACGATCATGTCCTTCACCATCTTGTTGTACGCCGTCTTCTGCTTCGCCGTCATCTCGATCTCACGCACGTCGAGGACACTGTCCTCGGACAGCAGCCCGCCACGCAACGGCGGCAACGTCAGCACCTCGCCGGTGGTGCGGCGGATAAAGTTCATGTCGAACCACGACGTGAACTCCGGCTCCCGCAGCATGTTCAGGCCCATGTCCTTCGGGCCCCAGTTGGTCTCAATGTACGCCACGTACCGGTTGTGCCACTTGTGCCTGGACTTACCGAACGAGTCCGGGTCGTAGAACCGGCCGATCGCCCAGAGATCACCGGGCGTGTTCAGCGTCGGGGTGCCGGTCAACGCCCACCGGTACTCGGCGCCGTGCGCCACCGCCCACAACGCACGAGTCTGCTTGCTGTTCGGATCCTTGGCACGGTGCGCCTCGTCGGCAATGACCGTACGCCACCCAATCTTGTTCAGCGGACCCGCCGACCGTTCCTTCTCGGTCAGCCGCTGCGACCCGTACCCGGCGACACGAGACAACGTACGCAACGCCTCCCAGTTGACCGACACAAGGATCGCCTCGCCCGCCAGCCACGCCGCATGGGCATCTTCGAGCACCTGCTCCTTCTGCTTAGCGGTGCCGTGCACCACGAACGTGCGGACCTCCGGATACCACACCTCGGCCTCACGGGCCCACCGGTGCTTCATCGAGTTAGGCGACACGACCAGCGTCGCACCACGAACCTGACGTGCAGCTGTCAAAGCCATCACCGTCTTGCCCGTACCCATCTCATCCCCGAGCAGCATCCGCTTCCGTTCGAGCAGCATCCACACCCCGACCACCTGATAGTCGTAAAGGCGCTCGTCCCACGACGCCACCGTCTCAGCCCCAGACTTGACGGCCTCGACCCAGCCCTTCGTCTTCTTGATCGCCGCCATCAGCGACGAGGCACGATCCGTCGGAGAGAACCCCGGCAGCTTCCCCACCTCGGAGGCAACAGCGATCATGTTCGAGGCCGTCACCGGCCCTTCCCACTCGCCCGCCTCGGCGTTGACCTGCAAGCCAGGCAGCCGGGACAACACGTCAGCGAGACGAGACGGCGCATCCACCGTCAACCGCATCGTCTTCGGATCAGCGTCCACCAGAATCATCGAGTCAACTCCTCTCGAACGTAGTCCCCAGCGTCGCCGGGATCCTTGGCGAGGTACGTTAGCAGGTGACGTGCCGCATCCCGTGCATGGTCCTCGCCCTTCACGTACCAGCCCATCCGCTTCAGCTTCAGGTCATCACCGAACCGCTTCGCCTGCGCCGGTGTCTGCTCCACATAGGTGACGTTAGGGCGAAAGTGACAGAACCCGTCGACCCACCCGATGATGTAACGGGGGTCGTCCTGGTTCGTCAACTGGTGCGTGTTGGCACGCACGTCCCACCGTTCAATGATGACGGTCGTGTCCCGGTGAGTGACACCGACGGTGCGGTCCACCCACCACTCGGTCTCGTACCGGTCACCGATCTGATCCGAACCGAACAGCCACTCGCCGTCCTCCCAGATCAGCCACGCCAAGCCGGTCGTGCCGCCCGGGTCGATCGCAACGTACAGGTCACTCATAGTTCTCTCCCCAATGCTGGAACGGGCCCTCTGCCTGGCAGGTCAACGGGATGTCCCAACGGTGATCTTCCATCAAGTCCTTGATCTCGTGCGCCATGTCATGCTGCCCCTTCGGCACCGACAACACCACCTCGTCGTGCACCGGCACGATGATACAGTCAGACAGCCCGGCCTTGTCGATGCGCACGAGCGCATCCTTCAACACGTCCGAGCCCGTGCCCTGCATCAGCCCGTTGATCGCCTTGTACGTCTCGTCCTCCGGCATCGAGAACCGGCGGCCCCCTCGGGTCATGACATAAGCCATACCCTCGGAGGCCGCACGCTTCCCCGCCAACAGTGCAGGCTTACCGGGGTAGTTGCCACCAATAGCATGATCGCCGGTCATGTCCCGCACCGTAGGAAACTCAAGAAACAGCTTCGTCAAGAACCCCTCCACCTCGATGCGAGACAGCCCCGAGGCGAGCGACAACGTGTCAGCGCCCGCACCGTACGTGAACGCCAACAGGATCACCTTAGCGGTGCCACGTCGAGGGTCAGACTTGCCGATCGACGGGTCGTTCCACACGATCCGGGCGACGTGCGTGTACAGGTCGTCGCCTCGGGCGTACGCCTCGGTCATGCCCGGATCCTTCGACAGGTTGGCAAACAAGCGAGCCTCCTGCCCGTCGTAGTCAATCGCCCACAACTCGCAGCCCGGCTCCGGCAGCACGCACCGGCGGATCGCACCCGCACTACCCTTCGACGGCAACGTCTGCAACGCAGGCTTCGTGATCGACATGCGGCCCGTCTTCGCCCGCAACGTATGGATCCCAGGGTGCACCCGGCCACCCGACGCAGCGAACGGTTCGAGGTACGCACCGATCCACTTCACCAGACGCTTGTACTCGACCAGCGGTCGGGCGATCTCCGGGTGCGTCTCCGACAGGGCGTTCAGCACCAGCTTGTCGAGCACCGCCTGCCCCGTCTCCGTGAAGTCCTCGGGCTTCCACCCGGCGTCCCGCAGGATCGCCTCGACCTGACGGTTCGAGTTAGGGTTCGAGATCCCCTGCGCCTGCAACAGGTCACGCAACGTAACCGAACGTGCCAGCCACTCACGACGCACCTGCTCGGCGTACTTGTGGTCGATCCGCATGCCCCGCACCTCGGCACGGTACATGATCGACAGGGCCTGATGCTCACGCTCGCACGCTTCTGACATTCCAGCGTCAACAACCCGCTGCTGAAGGATCCGCACCACCCGCTGCGTGATGAGCGTATCGACGCACCCGTACTGCCAGTACGCAGGCCAGTCGACCGGCACCGTCTCCCACGACCAGCCGTGCACCCCCATCTCGTGCTTCAGCTTCGCCTCACCGACCGTCGCCCACCGGCCCAACTCCTCAGCCGCTACACCCTTCAGCCCGTGCCGCAGGTGCGGGCCCAGCAGGTGATGCAGAATGTAGCCGTCGACCACCTGATGCCAGTGCGGCACCGGGAACCCGTCGCCTTCGAGGGCGTGCATGTCGAACCCGGCGTTCCAGAACGCCACGGGCAGGCCCTTGTCTCGGATCGTCGAAAGCGCCCGCATCAAGGGCCGCCCCCACCACACCGTGGGGACGGCCCAGCTACAACGATCGTCAGCGAACTGCACCAAGCGCGTGAACGAGTGCTGCGTCCAGTCGAGGCCACGGGTCTCGGTGTCGATTGACACCATCCCGTCAATGCCGTCGACCCACTCCAGGAACGCATCCACGTCCACCTGTTCGGTGACGAGCGTCAACTCCCACTCGGGGAGGTTGTGCTTCACGAGGCCGTCAACTGAAGGACGTTGGCCTGCTGCGCCCGCAGCAGCGAACCCTTCGAGTCGAAATCCACCCGGCCACCCTCGTCGAACTGCATGCGGAACCGCTCGCCGTCAGTGTAGATGTCGCCCGGCTTGCCCTCGTAGATCCCTCGGGAATCGAGACGCCACCCGGTGTCGGGCTCCTCGGCCTCCTCCTCCTCCTCGGGCTCCTCGGGGGCAGCGCCTGGCGCCGCCGGGATGACATCGGCAGCGCACGCAGCGTACCCGGCGATGTCCACGAGATGATCGAGCAGATGCGGCGACGCCTGAATCCGAGCCACCTTCACCAGCACCATCATGATCGCCGTGTCGTACGGCGTCACCTCACCCCGGCCCTCCAGATACAGATTCCAAAGGTCAGCGATCCGCTGAAAGTTCTCCTCGGGCGGGGCATAGTCTGCGTTGCGGTCAGCCATCACCGCCCGCTGCGTCGCCTCGATCACCTGCTCACGGCCTGTCGTGTCACTCATCTGGTCCCTCCTGCTCGGGATCGTAGTTGGTCTTTCGGGCACGGCGCAACACCTTACGCTCGTCCGGGGTCAGCCCTCCCCAGATACCGAACCGTTCGTTTCTTGACAACGCAACGTCAAGACACTGCTGCCGGACATCGCACCCGGCACAAATGCCACGAGCGAAAGCGATCACGTCCTCGTCCTCCTCCTCGAAGAACGCATCGAGCATGGCGGCCGTCTCCGCAGGGTTCGC